ATACTTATTTTTGTTAAATATTATATAAATATACATGAAAAAAATAAATATTCTTTCAGAGGCAATTTATAAAGGTCAAATAAAACAAGTCAATCAAGGTTCCTTTGTAAATTTAACAAACATTGTCAATGACATTTTTACTTGTTTTGGTATTCCTTGTTGTGAAAAAAAGGCAGATTTTTTTATTAGAAAAACTTATTTACTAAGAGGAAGGAAAAAACCTGGACCCAATTGGAGGTCTTTAAATAAATTAGTGCTAGATGTTTATAATTGTTGTGCGGGGACAACCTTGTGTTCTAGTACCCAAGAACAGTGGTGGATTACTACTGATGTAATCAGGCCAAAACAAACTATTGAAACTATCAACTTTACAAATATAATAATTAAAGTTCTCACTTGTTGTGAACTATTAGATTGTTGTGGACCTGTAGTGCCACCAGGACCTCCTTATAATTTTGATATAACAGCAAATTGGTCTTTAGTAGGAACAGTACCTGTAAGTGACCAAACTACTTTTGAAGATTGGTTAACTAATGATTTAGGTGCTACGTCTGTAGTAATAAGTTCTTTTGATTTAACTGGAAATAGATTACAAGCTGATATAATAGTAAATGGAGTAACAGTTCTTAATTTAACTAATAAAAATGTTACTTTAGTAGAAAAGATTGGAGGGTTTAATAGTAGTTTAACCCAAATAAGATTAGATAATAATCAAATTGTAACATTTAACCCATTAATTCCTTTACCATCTACTGTAACTCAAATAAGATTAAATAACAATCAAATTGTAACATTTAGCCCTAGTATTGCTTTGCCAAGTAGTTTAACTCAATTGAGATTAAATAATAATCAAATTGTAACTTTTAACCCTCTAGTTGCATTGCCTTCAGGATTACTAACAATATTATTAAATAGTAATAATATAACAACTTTTAATCCAACAATTGCATTACCAAATAGTTTAACATTTTTAAATTTAAGTGATAACAATATAACAACCTTTAACCCTACAATTGCTTTACCAAGTAGTTTACAAACTTTAAATTTAGATAATAATAATATAGTAACATTTAATCCTTCCATTGCTTTACCAAATAGTGTAAAATATTTATATTTAATTAATAATCAAATTATAACATTTAATCCAACAATTGCCTTGCCGACTAATTTGTTAGAGTTAAGATTAGATAATAATAATATAGTAATATTTAATCCTTCAATTATATTGCCAACAAGTTTAATTAATTTAAATTTAAGTAGTAACCAAATGACAACTGCAGGATATACATCTAGTGAACCTTGGGCAAATGCTCAAACTGCTTTTTCTTCTACTTGTACTACATTTTTTTCAGCAAACTCTAATTCAATTACAGGAACTAATTTAGAAACTATTTTACTTACAAAAAATTGTACAATAATTCCTTAATATTAAATAATTAAAATAAAAAATTCAATAAAAAAATAAAAACATGAAAAGAATAAATATTATTTCAGAGACAATTTACAAAGGGCAACATAAACTTGTTAATCAAGGTGCCTTTATTAATATATCAGACTTAGTGGGAGACATATTCTCTTGTTTTGGAATAACTTGTTGTAATGGGTTACTTGCTAGCAAATCAGATTACTTTATAAGAAAATCTGCTTTGATTTATGGCAGAAAAAAGCCAGGAGCTAATTGGCAATCTCTAAACAAATTAGTTTTAGATGTTTATAACTGTTTTACAGGTACAACATTATGCCCAGGTTCAAGAAGTGCACAATGGTGGATAACCACAGATGTGATTAGGCCTGCAAAAACTGTTGAAACTATCAACTTCACCCCAATTATAGAAAAAGTATTGAATTGTTGTGGAATTATTAATGTATGCTTACCTTTAAATTTTAAATTATTTTCAACTGATTGGGCTACTTCTGCAATTACTGATAAAGCAAGTTTCCTTGCATCTTTAATAAGTATGAGTGGCAGTAATGCAGGAACTACTATTTCAAACTTTACTATCCAAGGTCCTTATATAGGTGCAACTGTAAATAACTTAATTGTATTTAATACAGCAGCATTTTCAGGACCAGATTTATATTCTATAACAGCTTTACCTGCATCAGTAGATACTTTAAATATTGCATCTCAATCTTTTGTACAAGCAGATTTAGATTCATTAGCTGGGTTATTCTTAGGTGCTGGAACTTTACCAAAAGCCCTTTGGGATAGTTCAACTCAAACAACTACTGACCAACCAAGTCTAAGTGTTCAGGCAGATTTAACAGCTGACGTAACTTCTGTAACATTTTAATTGATTTTAAATTAATTTATGCCAGAATTTGCAAATGAAAGAGAAAAAAATATAAGATTCCAAATTACTTTAAATGAGGAACAAAAACAAGCAAAATCAGTTATACTTCAAAATAGTGTAACTTATATTGCAGGAAAGGCAGGCTCAGGAAAAACTCTAGTATCTTGTCAAGTAGCTTTAGATTTGTTTTTTAAAAAGCAAGTAAAGCATATTATAATAACAAGACCTGCTGTAGAAGCAGGAGAAAAACTAGGCTTTTTGCCAGGAGGGATGGAAGAAAAACTTGACCCCTATGTACAAGCTATCTATCAGAATTTCTATTCTTTATATAAGAAAGACAAGATAGATAGTATGATAAAGGAAGGGTCTATACAAATAAAACCTTTTGCCTATATGAGAGGTAGTACATTTTGTGAAGCTGTAATTATAGTGGATGAAGTGCAAAATACTACTGAGAGCCAGGTAAAAATGGTTCTGGAAAGATTGGGTAAAGGAAGTAAGATGATGCTATGCGGAGATATTAACCAAATAGATTTAGGTAGAGGAGTTACTTCAGGAATAAAATTTTTGGATTTTTTACAAGAAAAAGAATTGAATAATTACACTAAAATTGTTTTAAAAACTAACCATAGAGACCCTATTGTAGAGGAAATATTAAACTTATACGAAAGCTTTAAAGCACAATAAAATGAATTTAAATTTAGAATTTAGTCAACATAGTTGCAAATATATTTATGTTAATAATACTTCTGAGTATGATTTGACATTAGGTGCAATTAAAACAACTTATATTAATGTATTAATTCCAGGTCAAACTGAAACTATACAACTATTAATCCCATTTGAAGGACAACTTACTTTAAATGCTAAGAATTTAGGCCAACAAACTAATATAAGTGAACCTTTACAAGATATTGCAGAAGGGTATTATACTCTAGAATTAGTTGTACAGCAACAAGTAGACCCTAATAGTCCTATAATAACTAATAGTGAAACTTTTTGTTATTATAATACTTGTCAATTAGATTGTACTATTGATAAAAAAACTTTAGAATTATTACAAAATAATTGTTGTAATGAAAATGATTGTACTGGCAAATTAACCCAACAAACTAGAGATATTGAAACATTAAAACTTTATAGAGAAGGATTGAAGTCTTCTGCTAGCCTTTGTAAAAAAGAAACTGCTACAGAAATAAATACATGTCTTCAGTATAAATTAAATGTATTAAATATTGATTGTGGTTGTAAATAACTAAATATATGAGGTTAAGTACTTATAAAGATTTATTGTGTAAATTAGATGCTGAAATTTCAAAGTTAGTACAATCTTTTTGTAGATCAGAAACTTATGGATATAAGACTTGTAAAGATAAGTTACAAAAACTAATTCATACAAAACAATTATTAGAAAATAATTTTAACTTACCAGAAATGAGTAAGTTATTTTTTAGTTGTTCTAGTAATGAAGATGGGACTATTAAAACTATAAAAAGATTTAATAAGATTATTGGTAATAAAATTGAGTTGATAGTAAAAACAATTACTAAAACTATTGATACTTCAAGAGAATTTAGATTTGAATTACCTGCAATACCTAATACAGAAGGATTTTATATTTATTCTTTATGGATAAATTGTCAAATAAATAGTGTAGCAGATGTAGCAAAAGTATTAGAAATATTAGAAAAAGCAAATTACTTAGGATTTTTTAATTTTCAGTATGATTCTATTACTAATGAAATTTTTTCTAATGAATCTTATTTATATACTGAAACATTTGAATATGAATATATCTACTTTGATGTGTTTACTACTCTTCAATGTTTAGACTTAAAACCCATTACCCTTTTAATAGAAAAAACTAATTAAAAACTTAAAATTTATTCATAAGTTTGTAAAGTAATTAAAGAAAAAATATGTGTGTAGACTGTAACCCTTTAGAAACCAATACTGGATTAATTCAGTACTCTGGTCCTGATTTAATTATATGTAATGGTAATACCATTACTAATGGAGAATTACTTACATCTGTAATTGCTAAATTTGATAATTGTATTGGCTTACTCCAAAGTCAATTAGATATGTCAACTTTAGTAGAAAACAGTCCTTGTATTAATTTAACTAAAACTTCTTTATTAACAGTATTACAAAGTATTTTAGATACTGAGTCTGCTTATTGTACTCAGCTACAAACATTAAATATTCAACTAACTAGTTTACAAAATCAAGTAAATAATTTAAATTTAACTAAACCTGTTACTGTAACCGCATGTGATTCAACTAGAGTTACTTTAACTGAAACTCCTAGCTTAAAAACTTTTAAAGTAAATGGTTTAGTTCCCCCAAAAACTATTCTTCCTTATTTTGGTTTACCTACCGATTTTAGCCCTACAGGATTAGGTATAGCAGGTACAGAAACAGCAGGATGGGCAATAGCTAATGGTAATAATGGTACTATAAATGCTTTAAATAATTTTATAAAGTATGGTCCTTCAGCTATTACAACCCCAAGTGGTAGTAATACAGTTTTATTAAATGCTACTAATATTCCTCCAGTATCTTTTACCACTAATGCTAATTTTACTGTTACGGGAACTACTAATGAGGCAGGAGAGCATAGACACATTTCAAGAAATTTAGAATATGGTGCTCCTGCATGTGTTATTAATGGGGATGATGGAGCTTTACCTGAAGCAAATCCAAGTATTTATATTGAAGCTCAACCTGATTCAGGATGTGCTACTGCTTCATTTATAGGAAAAAATGGTATTCACTCTCATACTTTTAGTGGAAGTGCAACAGGTTCTTTTTCAGGAAGTACTATAAATACTAGTGTTCAAAGTATTAGTGTTGTACCACAACATATACAAGCTATTCCTATTCAATGGGTTGGACTATGCTAATAATAAATAATAAATAAAAATATATAATATGTGTAATAATTATCCAAATTGTAACTGTTCTAGTTGTTCACCATGCCAAAGTTGTACTCAAGTAACGCCTACTTGTAATTGTACAACTACTTGTACTTGTACTACTGAACAATTTACAGAAGAATGTCCTTGTGGATTACAATCTACAAATTGCTTAATTTATACAGGAGATAATCTACAAGATTGTGAAGGAGATGATTATCTCTTTAGAGGTACTAATTTTAATACTTTTTTATCTCTATTATGGGATACAGTTAAATGTGCTGTAACTCAAACAACAGATACAATAGATTATACAGGAGCAGATATGAAAACTTGTGATAACAGTACTACAATTGTTGCCACAAATACTCCAGTTACTACAGCTTTAAATAATATTTGGAATTACATTAAATGTTGGTATACTGATTTAGAAGATTTAATTAATGATAGACAACCTGTTTGGCAGTTAAGTAATACAATATTAGTAGGAAGTTCTCAACCAGCTCCTTTTAATACTTTACCAACTGCTTTAGATGAAATAGCTAAATATCATTTTGCTAAAGAAGAAGTTATTATTTCATTACAAACTGGTACATATACTTTAAGTACCAATTTGTTAATTACAAATAAATTTCAATATAATTTAATATTTCAAAGTCAAACAGGGAATAAAAATGATGTTACAATAAATACTGGCCTATCTGCTATAATAGTTACAAATCAAGCAGCCTTTACAATGCGTAATTTAACATTAACTTCTGCAGTAGAAAATTTATCAGGATTACAAATTAGTAATCTTTCAAAATGTTTCATGACTAATTGTACTGTATTTTTACCAACTCAAACTACAATTAATGATTATTATTATATTTCTATAAGTGAAAAAGCAGAACTTCAATTAGATAATTTAGAATTTAATACTGCATTAGATAATACTAAAGTTAAAGTTCCATTTTATGTTTCTACTTTTGCATCTTTAAGAGCAGATAATTGTAAATTTGCTAATTTTTCATCAATTTGTATAAATGATTTAAGTTCTTCTAGTTATTTTGGTAATGTTCAATTTAATAATATTTATAGAGTTGCTTTTGAGTCAAACAATAATTCTACTGTTTTTGTATCAGGAGATAATAACTTTGATGGAGAATACACTCCTACAGGATATGAAAATACAGTAGATTACTTGCCTCTTAGTGGTTTAACTGTTTTTTTTGCATCTGGTAATTCTTCTATTGTTGTAACTCGTTTAAGAATTAGAAATTCAAATTTAACTGCAATTCCAAATCTTTTATATATAGAAGATGGCCCCACAGGAACTGTAATTAATGCAACGGGTAATAAATGTTTAGTAGCAGAAGCTAATAGCAAAATAGTATCTACATTATCTTATTTTGAAAATTTTATAGGACCTGTTAATCCAAATACAAATGGAATGATTTCTCTTTTTGGAAATGTATTTGCAGAGGTAGCGTATGGTGTTAATGGGTATGTTGGTCAATTAAGTTATAATACTGCAAGTACCATAGGATTTCCTTTGGGAATGTCAAATCTTTTCATAAAAGATGCTAGTGTAACTTTACAAACTAATCCTGGAGTACTAAATAAACCATTTGCTTATGATGACCAATCTGTAAATTTTTCAGGATGGTCTCCAAATTTACAACCTACAATAGTTCCTACTTTATAATAAAAAAACTTAAATATAATAACTAAAAATAACTAATGACTAAGCAAAAAATTATAGATTTTTTTGGTTATAAAGCAGGAAGAAAGTTATATAACTTATTATATAGTAGCTGTGCTAATTTTTGTTGTATAGTTAAAGATTGCTTAGGAATTAGTGATTCAGGTAATCCTAATTTATTATTAAATCAACAAGGAGATTGGGTAACTCACTCAAATACTCAAGGGTTATTTGCTCAAACTGGTAATAGTACAATAATTTCAGGAACAACAGTAGAAAGTACTTTAATTAACGGAGGTGTTGGAACTTTGTCAGTTCCTGCAAATGGATTTCAAGTTGGAGATAGTTTTAGATTAATTTTTGGTGGAGTATTAAATGCCGCAAATAATCAAACTATAAGAATAAAGTCTAAAACAAATGGAGTTGTATTATTGGATAGCGGAGTTCAACCCATATCAAATATAACTAATGATATTTGGAGCTTAAATATTGATTTTACGATTAGACAAATAGGCGCTGCAACTGTAGCCTCTATAGTTTCGCTTGGCTCATTTCATTATACTAAAACTTCTAATGCAGCTATACAAGGATTTGCATTTAATGTGGTAAATAATACCACGTTTAATACCACAATAAACAATACTTTAGATATAACCGTACAGTGGGGAAGTAATAATGCAGGAAACTCAATATATAGTGATATATTTATATTAAACAAAACATATTAAAAAAGTTAAATAAATGAACAGATTAAGTAGAGCAGATATTTTAACCATGTTTGGTTACACAGCAGGTACTAAACTATACAATATATTATACAGTAGTTGTGCAAATCTATGTTGCCTAATTAAAAATTGTTTAGGTATTTCTAGTGGAGGCGATGCAGGTTTAGTTTTAAATCAACAGGGAGATTGGATTACTGCAGGTGGTGGAGGTAGTCAAAACTTATCAAGTGTTTTAGGAGTAGGCAATGCATCTGGAGCTAATGATATAAATTTTGATACATTACAAGGATTGTATTTTGCAAACACTTCAAGACTAAGAGAGGGCACTATAGATGCAGGACTTGGTGGAAGTAATGGTGTTGCTCAAATTTGTGGACTTGGTTATGAGTTAAAATGGGAAGCAGGTAGACTTTATGTAATGAATGGTAGTGGAAATGGAATTAGATTTTCATTATATAATTTTAGTACTACTCCAACAGCAAATGACGATGTTACAAAAGGATATGGTATAGGTTCATTATGGACATTAGATGATAATAGTGTTTATAAATGTACTGATCCAACTATTGGAGCAGCTGTTTGGACTTTACAAACAGTGTCTATTCCAATTGAAATTCAGGTTGCAGCAAGTGATGAATTAACTCCTTTAAGCGCTGGGTTTTCAAAAGTTACTTTTAGACTTCCAACAGCTTTTACACTTACTGAAGTAAGAGCAAGTTTAACAACTGCTCAATCTTCTGGACTTGACTTTACAGTTGATATAAACCAAAATGGAACTTCTATTTTAGGGACACTATTAACTTTTAATAATACACAAAAAACAAGCACTACAGCTGCAGTACCTGCTACAATTGTAACATCTTCCCTAACTGACGATGCTGAAATAACTGTAGACATTGACCAAATAGGAGATGGAACTGCTACAGGCTTAAAAATAACTTTAATTGGTACTAGATGATAATTAATCCTTATTCTTTTGGAGTTTCTTTAGATCCCGATGCTCAAGCTTTCTTAACCGCTGCTGGAATTACAGACGCTACTATTTCTGGAGCTATCAATACTTTGGTAGTTCAAATGAAAGCTGACAATATATGGACTAAAATGAAAGCTATTTATCCAATAGTTGGAGGAGTTGAAAGTACTCATAAATGGAATCTAAAAGATCCTAGAGACTTAAATGAAGCATTTAGATTAACATTTGGTGGTGGAATTACTCATGATGAAAATGGAATGACAAGCAATGGAGTAAATGGATTTGCTGATACATACTTAAATGATATTGTTCATTTAGCAAATGATAACAAATCTATTTCAATGTACATAAGAAATGTATTAACAGTCGGGTCTCCAATGGGATTGATTGATGCTTTTGGACAGGCATCTAATAGATTTTATCCTGAATTTTTAGGACAAGATTATTCCACTTTAGGATTTATTCAGTCTGGGAGAGACGTTGCAGGAAGTCAAATTGGATTTTTTACAATGAGCAAAAGTTCTTTACTTGATTTTAAATATTACAGACCAGGAATTGCTTATATACCAGTTCCAGGAGTTAATGCAAGTAATTTAAATGCTAATTATTATTTATTAGCATCAAATAATGAAGGATCAGCAGAATATTCAGAAGCAAATTTAGCTTTTGCTAGTATACAAGAAGCACTTAGTGATAGTGAAGAAGCCAATTTTAGAACAGCTATAGAAACATTTCAAACTACTTTAAGTAGAAACGTATGATAGTATATTTATTAACAGAGCAAGAAAAAGAATTATTGATAGGAAAGTGTTATTCTAATAATACATTTTTTAATCCTATTCAAGATAATAATAATAACTGGATTATATCCCAAGAAGAGGTTTTAAATGCAACATATGAAGATGTATTGTGGGTAAAAGATTTAGCTACTATTGAATATATTGCTAAACCACCAATAATAAATTTTAACTAAATAACACTTTAATAGTAAAGGCAAAATTATAAAATAATGAAAATACCCGAATTTAATATAGTAACTTATTTAAAAACATTATTAATTTCTTTGATTGCCTTTGTCTCTCCTATATATGGATTGTTACTAGCTGTAGGTGCCATGATTTTTTTGGATACTATACTAGGAATTACTAAAGCAATTAAATTAGAAGGGTGGGAGTCTATTACATCTAGGAAAGCAAGTGTAATTATTAGCAAATTTTTACTCTATCAATTAACTGTATTAACCTTTTTTATAATAGACTATAATTTAATAAATGAATTTGCAAAATTACATTATCAAAATAATTATTTATTAACTAAATTAGTAACACTATCCTTATGCTTTGTAGAAGCAAAGAGTATAGATGAAAATATAAAAATTATTTTTGGCTTTTCTATTTGGACAAATTTAAAAGAAGTATTAATAAGAACACAAGAGTTAAAAAAAACTCCTAAAAAATAAAATTTAAACATGCAGGTTTATTTCTTAAACAGTCTTCCTGATTTTGGATATTCTTATTATATTTATTATCTTAAAACAGATGGCAAATATTATGGTTGGGATGCCCAAAATAATAAGTTTTATAACTTATCTACACCAAATATAGATGACTTAGTAGGATTAAGTTTTGAAAATTTGCAAGAAGGAGATGTGTTATATTATGATAGTGCTTCTCAAACATGGATTAATAAAGTTATTAAACAAAATGACTTAACACCTAGTTCTATAAAGTATCCTACTGTGGATGCAGTTAATACTGGATTATCAAGTAAACAAAAAACAATAACATCAGGAACAGCAGCACCATCAGGTGGAATTGATGGAGATATTTATTTACAATACACTTAAATTATGGCAAATCAAACAATTACCACAGCCGTTAACTACGATAGTACTTCAATCAGGTCATTGCTAAATGGCGAGACTATTACAATTAATGGGGGTTCTCTTACAATTGATGCTGATGTTAGATATAATCAACAAGCTGCAGTCTTTGGTAATATTACTGTATCGTCTACTTTGGGTGGTGTAGTGGAAATTAATGGTACGCAAGTCTGGGAAGTGCCTTTTTCATCTTCTACTGGCAACGTGCCAACACAATCTGATCTTGGGTCTAACACAGTCACAGGTGACTTTAGTGGCGCAACAGGTGAACTTACTCGTGTTTGGGCAACAGGTTCTTTTAATCCTGCTGGGGAAGGAGAAGTGATGCCCTCAACTGGCTTTATTAAATTAAGAAATAAAACAGGTAACTTTATTTCTGGAGAAACAATTACTTTACCAAATGGTTCAATAGTTACAGCCTCAAGTGAAGGCCAAAGAAGTTGGATTCATGTTGTCGGTGCTTCGGGCTCAACAATGCTTACGCCACGAATGTCAAACGTTACTATACAGGGTGATTGGTATGAAGTAGGCATAACTGATGGCACAGATAATCAGACAATTCAAATGCCAGTTCGAGACGAATTTCCAGCTATACAAATTGAAACTGAAGTTGGGTCAGGTGTTTACGAATGGTGGGCTAATGCTGCTGATTCATGGAATGGTTTATATCCAAATACAGACCTAGCTTTCGGAAATACGAATACAACTTTCACGAGAAACGCAATCGCTGGCCCTGCAAATTATCCAGCGGCGGAGCGCGTGCGGGAGACGGCTGCAAACGGCGTACACTCGTGGAACGGCCAGAATTTGCAAGCGCTACAGATGGACGGAGGGTCGTATACTCATCGCGCAATCGTGAAGCAGGAAACGCGCCAATGGTGCGTGGTGCAACTTTCCACCAATTTTGGTGCTGATAGATACGGCGCGCTTGTGGACATGGCGGCTGGTACCATTATCGCTAACCCCAGTGTCGGGTCGCCAACTGGCGTCAGTTCTTCCATCACATCGCTTGGTGCGTCGCCAACACGAACCTGACTAGCTTCGTTGCCCTGGCTGACTCTGCGACCCCGACCTATTCAAGCGGTCTGCCAACCTACACCGGCAACGTTGCGCAGGGCATGTATGTTGGATTCTGGACTGTAATTCAAAACAGCCCCGCCTTTATCCCAACCGACGTGCGCGGCAAGTTTTTCTACTCAGACCCTTTTGCTGGGACCATACAACTTGCCAAGCGAGGGGCAAACAATGCAGGCTTTAAACCAGCCTCTGGTCTGAAAATCCGCATCCCGAACGTCATCCTTGGAACGTCCACGGCGGCTGATTACACCGCGCAATATGTTTCGTATATAGCACGATATAATATGAATGTTGGTAGCGGTGTTTTTTATACTGAAAATTCTGTCTTCGGTTGGCAAATAATAAACGTAAATCCAGTTTCGCTTACTATCAAAAATACAGCGTGGTCAAACAATGTTGGAATTTTAAATTTTTACACCGAAATTCGCAATTCATGTTTTGCCCCTATTCTTTATGCAAACTCGTCTAACGCATCTGTACTTTTGCAAAATAGTGCAAACGCTTTTATTTATGACAGTCGGCTTGTTCGTGGCTCAGGATCTGCTCTTTCATCACTTGCTTCCGCAAATATAAATGTTTATCGAACTCGTATTGAGTCACTTCGACCGTTGCAAGGTCGTGCGGTAAGGTCTGGTGCGGTTGTTGCTTCGTCAATTGTATCGGCAGGGGGCGAGTTTGTTGATTGCACTTTAGTCGGCGGCGGCGCAACTTTTACAGTTCAAAATTATCTTATCAAAGATACTACACATTGTGATAACATGAACGGCACAACCCCTGCTTTTTCTTCTTACGCAATTGACGTTCGTGGAACAAACATTACGATTGACGGCTTAATGCCATTAGACAGCATTGCGAACAATCACCCTTTTGCTAACTACATAGTAACGAGCGCTTTCACAGATAGGTTAGTCATTAAAAATATCGGTACACCTACGTCACCGCTTAACGCTGGCACTGTCAACCCTTGCGGATATATTTTCAACTCTGCAACTGCTGGAACAACTTACGAAATGCGTCGTTGTTATGTTACCAATTTACGTTTAGGCGTGGCTTTATTAGTGTCTGCTGCACCAGATATGTCATTCTTTGACGTTTGGGGCGACGGAACAACTTCACAAACTATGTCAACAGGGAATGTTATTTCTCGTGGCTGTCGCTGGACAAACAGTCGAAACGGAACGTCTGGTAATCAAGGTACTCATTGGAATGATGCCTATAATTCAACAACAACAGGAAGAATTACTATTATGGCAAATGAGCCAACGGCTACATCTGCGGCTCAGTGTTCGGCAACGCTAGGTTTAGGGTCTGGATTTAACGGCTCTGGTTCTATGGTTATTTCTAAGCTCACGGACGTTGTAAATTGGACAACACCTGTTAAAATTTATGGTCACAATTTCTTAGCTGGCGGTTGTGCTTTATCTGGAACCGACTGTCAGAATTTAATTTTTGAATACAAAATAGATACAGGCTCAGGCTTTGGTGGGTCATGGGCTTTTTTAGCTAATACAGTTCGTCGTGCAAGTGGGGGGACAATTGGAACAAATACAGTTACAGTCACAGCGGCTGATAAAACTTTACTAACAAGACAACCCCAAGTAGGTGACTTTGTTCAATCTAGCTTGTTCAAACTGCCAGCTAATACAACAGTAACAAACGTATCTGGTAATATAATAACTTGCTCAAACAATTTCACAGTTAATTTATCAACAAATGAATTTGTTACTTTCTCGCCAGTCAATGTAGCAGTAAGCGCAACAAATGGTTATTCTTTACAAGTTAGAACTTATCCAACTGCGGCGGCTGCAACCACTCTTTTAACAGCTTTTTCTATGGGTATTCAAACAGACGCAACGGCTTATCAAACGCAGCATCCTTTGCCTGGTATAACACTTACACTTACAGGAATAGTTTCAGGCTCAGATATTGTTATTCTTCAAGCAGGTACAGAAACAGTTTTGAGTCAAGTAGACCAAAATATAGGAAGTAGTTTGGTTTATGATTATGAAATTACTAGTGTGGTAGATATTTTTGTGTCAAAAGCTGGATATGTCCCATTTTATATTAGAAATTACAACTTGCCTCCAAATAATGCAAGTTTACCAATAGCACAAGTAATAGATAGAAACTATATAAATTAAAATTATGAAAGTAAAAATTGTTGAAACAACCGATGGTAAATTTATCGGAAATGAAGTTGAGACAGATTTAAATACATTGTCTTTACCTAATGGGGATATTATGCAAATAACTGGAAAGTTAGATTTAGGCAACGGAGAACATAGAATTTGGAACTCTAATTATATAATAAAAATAAAAGAAATATAAAATGGCAAAAATAACAAGTCCTTCCCAACTAAATGTGGGAGTAGAATTAACAATAAACACAACTGCAAATACATTTACTTTAAATGTTGCTGGTAACTATGTAGCAAAAGATGGAGTAACTCTCCAAGCTTTATATTCAAAATTTGTACAACTTTGGGAAACCCCAACTTACAACAAGTTTGAATTTCCAATGTATACAATAGATGCGTTGTCTGGGCAGTTTCAATTTGGAACTGATGGTCAAACATTTAGTGGGTGGAAACCATCTAATGACGCAACTCGTCAAGGATTAAGAGACGGGGGTTGGTCTGAGTTTTCAGCAGCAGGGGCATTACAAAGACAATATGTAGGTATTGTGTCTTTGGGAGATGTAAATTCAGGCGCACAGCTTTATTATCAAAGAGCATTAGGGGGAGCATCTGTAAATTTTACTTTTACAGACGAAGCAAATGAAGGAATACAAGTATTTGGAGATGCTAGTAATGGTAACTTTGACAATAGAACTTATTTTAAAGGTTATGTTAGAGAAGCTTCTAAAAAATACAAAGATTCTATCTTAGCTGATACAGGTAAGACAGCTACAGGAGCTTATATTGTAAACTAACTTCTTTCTAACGAGGATGATTTAAAAATACAAGATAATGATGCAACAGTATCTTCTTCTGCTCCTTACACAAACATTGATGTTACTTATTATGGAACCGATCAAAGCAGAACTATTGGGGGTGTATCATACGCATTTAGAGTAATTATTGACGGGGCAAATGCAACAGCAGAGGAAATATATACAAAAATTCAGTATTTGTTAAGACAAGGTACTGATATTGATGCAGGAGCAGGTACAGTAGTAGGTAAAACAGCCGATTTATTGTTAGAGTTTGTTGGTGACACATTAATCACAAAAACAGGAGTTTATATAGACAACTACAACTTAAATGATGTCAACCGACTTGTTTTTACAGACAAAAACGGAGTTCAAAGAACAGAACCATATACTGCTACAGGTGTGCTTAACTTTAATGGGGTATTAGCAGCAGGAGGTACGGGTTATTATAGAATGTACTTTACAGATTTGTCAGGCTCAAATGACTATGGAACAGCTACAGCAATAACAGTTAATGATGCTAATGGAAATGGTATTTTTGGTACTATTGCAGCAGCCTCTATTCCGTTTAATTTTGATTATGATGGAAATAATCAAGGAAGTAGAACTCCAGGTACAGATGCACAAATAACAGTGGTGGCAGGAAATGCTGGTTCAGCAAAACCAGTGGTTACAGATTATATTATAACAAGAGCAACAGGGCAAGGTATTTCACTTGTAGCAGAGCAAGATAGAGCTTATATTTCATAATAAAAAAACTTATGGCGTTTATATTTAATGGTACAACAAAAACAATTACACTTACAACAGGTACAACATCTGTATCTGTTCGTAATTTATGGTCTCGTTGGGTAGATTGGTTTTTAACAAGCGACAACAGTAAATTTTTACCCGCTTTTAAAAGTGTAGGTGGAGATGATATTGACCCTACTCAAGGCACAAAAATTCCAATCTATTCGTTTTTAGAAAACGGTTGGAAAATTAAACCACAAGAAGCAAATCATACGTTAACAATTAGCGATGGTATTTTACTAGTTAACGGAGGTGGAGACCCATTTGTAAACACAACAGGAGCTTATACAGTTAGAATAAATTACCAGCAACCAGTACAGGCTATTTCATTTTCTACGGGAAGTGGTGGCAGTGGCGTTGCTCCAACGGTTGAGCAAATTCGTCAAGAAATGGACACAAATAGTCAAATAGCATCAAAAGTTGATGAACTACATCAATTGCAGGGTGCAAAATTAGGTGAAGCTATGACAGTAAACACTAATAATAACACAAGAACAGTGGGAAATATTGTTTTAGAAATAGATAATTCAACAGAAGGAGTAACAATTGTAACAAGGCAATAATAATGTTAGATAGTTTAGCTATAGCAACAGACGGGTATGTTTCAAGAACTGTAAAAAAGTCATTAATTATAGCCGTTGCAGGATATTTAAATTATGCTGACGAAGGTACAATAACTAAAGTATTTATAAAAATAGGGAGTGTTTGGAAAACTGCTATTGTATATATAAAAGTAGAAGGAGTTTGGAAAATTGCAATGCCAAATATTAAAGTTGCAGGAATTTGGAAATAAAAATAATAAAAACATTTAAAGATTTTGAGTGGATAAAGGATTTACCACAAATAGAATTTAATCCAAAGCCAACTATAATGTTTACAATTACTGAATAAAATAAATAACAAATTAAAAAAACTAAAATTATGAAATTCTTAAAAGAAATGTTTTGCGATGACAATTCCATTAATGAAAAATCTGTAATAGGATTTTTAGCCTTTATCATGATGTGCTTATTTGCAATGGTAGATATTGTAACGGGATATTTAGGCAAAGAGCTGATTGTAAATGAATTTATATTTACAGCATTTGAAGTGCTTGTATTAGGGTCATTTGGAATTGCTGCAACAGAAAAAATTACTAACATTATTAATAATAAAAAAAACGAAGAAAATGAGTCTGAGTAAATTACAAGAAAAAATTGGGGTAACAGCTGATGGAGCGTTTGGCCCTGGAACAATGAAAGCTGCTATGCAATATTATGGTTTTACCCCAGAAAGAGCTGCACACTTTTTTGCACAAACTGCACATGAGTCTGGAAATTTTAAAGCTTTCTCTGAGAACTTAAACTATTCTGCTGACGGATTAGTTAAGATATTTGGTAAATATTTTACAAGTGCTACCGCTCCTAAATATGCAAGAAATCCTGAAAAAATTGCTAACAAAGTTTATTCTTCAAGAATGGGGAATGGAGATGAGGCTTCAGGAGATGGTTGGAAATTTAGAGGAAGAGGAGCTCTTCAATTAACAGGTAAATCAAACTATCAAGCATTTGCAGATTATTTAGGTAATCCAGAGATTATGACTAACCCTGACTTAGTAGCAGGACCTCTTTCTTTTGAGTCTGCTAAATTCTTTTTTGATAAAAACAAACTTTGGG